CTTTCCGGCCTTCATGGCCTCAATGGCCAGGCCGAACGTCATGGCGTCAGTGGGCCGGTATGCCTCATCAAATACCTCCTTGGGGCTCCAACTCTCGTAGCCGTCGGGATACACAACCTTGTAACCGGGATCACCGGCAATGTGCCCTCCGGCGTCCTTCCATGCTGCGCAGGGTTCTGCCTGGATCATCTTGGCTCCAATATAGGTTTTCATGTCATTTACCTCCTCAAATAGCGGCGGCCATCTTGATGATGAGCGCCTGTACGTTTGCGGCGGAATAGGCTCCGCCCTTCCAGTAAGCATGGTTAGTGATGATACCGGCCCCGGCCAGCTTGTCCACTGCGGCGTACAGCTCAGACTTGCCGCCCAGCGCCTCTCCCACCGCCGCACGGAACATGTCCATGGTTTTGCCGTGGTAAGGCCACCAGTGCATCACGTCGGCATGGTTGGAGGCGATGCCCTTGACATACCCCTCGGAGTGGCACAGGATGCTGTCCGCCGTCAGGCCGTAGGTCCGGCAGAGCCGGACGCACAGGGTCACAGCACGGTCCCACACGGCCGCGAAATACGCCGCGGTATCCTGGGGGTTGTAGGCCAGATACGAGCCCTGGCGGCCTGCCAGCTTGGCGAGAGTGGCGGGTCCGCACGAGCCGTCTGCCGCGAGGCCAAGAGCCTTTTGACAAGCCTTGAGCGCTGCCGTGCATTCAGGACCAAAGGAGCCGTCAATCCCCTTGGGGTCGTAGCCCCTGGCCGTGAGCTCCATCTGGAGGCGCTTGACCGCCCACCCCGTGGAGCCCTGCTTGAGGGGAGTCCACTCGGCAGGGAGCAGGCGGCACTCCTGGGGCTCGCATATCTCAAAGCTGATGTGCGTGCTGTTGGCTGCCCCGCCCGCGTGCCATGCCCGGCAGGTGTCCGGCAGGGTTTGGAGTACGCGCTGATCGTCGATGATGTAGTGGACTGCCGCCTCGGCTCCGGCCCGGTCCCAGGCGTCCCGGATCGCGTTGGCATTGGCCCCTGGCGTGGCGGTAGAGTGGACCATGATACCCTTGGGGGTGATGGTCCGCCCGGCCTTGTAGCAGTCGCTGTTGGTCATGATCGCTTGGGTAATGCCGTCCACAGGCTTGTCCTCCTTCTGATCGTGTTTCAGCCACACCGCCAGATAATTATGTACCCGGCGGCTGCTGCTGATTTTTTTGCCTTGGAAATCGCACTGAGACGACCCGCCCCCGTCCAGCATGATCGCGGTCTCGGCCCCCAGCTTGTAGAGGGTATCCCGCAGCGCCTCGGGCGTAGAGGGGCTGTCCGCACAGTACAGCAGCAACTTGTCCCCCGTCAGCGCCATGGCCGTGCGGGGACGGGAGCCGCCCACCTCGGGCCGGTAGTGCATGGCGTCGTGGATGCCGATCATGGGGGAGAGCATCTCCACGCCGCTGATGTAGTTCGTCCGCTTTGCGTCTGGTAGAGCGGACATTTTAATATCCGCCCGGTCCCACGCGAAGCCCCAGCAGCCCCATGCCTCTTTGGCCAGGACCGCGCCGTCCGCCTTGAGGTGCCCCACCGGGCGCCCCGTGGTCATGTTGTAAAACCCGGCGTTGCAGATGTAATCCGCGTCCCCCTTGACCTGCGCCATGGAGCGCCCGTTGCCCGTGACGATGGCAATACGCTCTATGTCCGCCAGGGGAATGGATGCTATGTACTTACTCATATCGCACCTCTTTCTATCCCAGCGTCACAACCAGCTCCAGAACGCCGGACGCCTGCATCGTGCAGCTATAGGACAGTGTCCCGCCGCCCCCAATATTCAGCCCCTGGATCAGGTTGAATCCAGTGATTTCCAGTGTTTCGAACGGCTCTATTGTATGCCCTCCCCCTGTGGTCACGCTCAGGTCCCCGCTGGTCAGGTTGGTGATGCGCACAGTCATATTCGTGATGTCAAATGTAATGGCCCCGGAGGCCGACCCCGTCACCTTCACCCCGTTCACCCAGGCCGTCTTGCCGCTGGCGATATCCTTAGCAGCAGCCGTGCCCGCCGTCTGGGAGGCAAGACTTGCGGCTTCCACTTTACCGGAGCCGCTGTGACGGCCCGCGGGGATGGTGTGGGCCTGGCCGCAGTTCAGGGTTATGATCTTACCCTCAATGATTGGCATGGTGCCCGTGGCCTCCAGCCCCGCCGAGCTGGTAAAGGTCTTGCCAGCGGCCACGTCCGCCGCCTCGGCGTTGCCAAACGCAGAAGCCTGCGCAGACACATCAATAGAAGCGCCATTTCGCAGGATACAGTCATTATCCAGAGGGCCGGACACTGTGACGGCGGGCTGTCCCTGAATGGTGCCTGCGCTTACCGCATCAGCGAGCACAGCCAGTGCACTTTTGGTTTCGAGCGACCCCGTCACCACCCCACCGTCCTGCCGGATGGCCTGCTTGCCTGCGGTTATGTCTCCCGCCCCGGCGGGGTTGGTCAGGGTGGGCAGGTCCGCGCCCGAAACCTCGCCCGGGAATCTGCTGGTCAGCATGGAGCCGCCTCCTCTGTCTCGTCCACCTCGTACCAGCCGTCCGTGCGCTCCACATCGGCGCAGGCGGTCGTGGATATGCCGTCCTGCGTCAGCGCCTTGCCCTCGTCCGCCACAAGCCGGTACAGGGTGGTATATGCACACTCCGGCTGGATGGGGGACACCGTGACGCCGCCGGTCGGCCTTTGGTAGCGATATAATGGGATCGTCTGCATGGCTTACCCTCCTGTGTAGTTGTAGTTGATGGTGGCGTTGGTGGCTCCCCATGGGGCGCCCGTCACCGCCCCTTCCGCCCAGGGGACGTTGATGGTAGAGAGGTTGGGGCAGGATGAGAAGACGTTATTGCCGAGTTCCGTGGTGCCCTGGAAGGTGATTATGCGAAGACTGCTACAACCACTGAACGCGCCAATCTTAATGCTCATTACTCCCGCTGGAATGCGAGTTATGGCGAGTTTGAAGCAGTTTGCGAACGCTTGAAACCCAATGTTCGTTACTCCTGCTGGAAGATCGGTCAGGGCGAGGTTGGAGCAGTTTTGGAACGCATAGTTCCCGATATTTGTCACCCCTGCTGGAAGATTGGTCAGGGCGAGGTTGGAGTAGTTGTAAAACGCACAGGTGCCAATTTGGGTCAAGTCGCTGGGCAGCGTCGGATTCACGGCGGTGCGCTCGATCACTGCCTTAAAGCTCCCATCGTCACCGCCGCCGCCAGAAATCCCCGCAATCGCCGCCGCCATCCCCGCCGGGAAGGTCAGCAGGTCGCTCCCGACGGTCTTGGCCCGGATGGCGTTGCACACCGTGGTCAGGTCGGCTTCGTCTACAAATTTAATCGCCATCAGTAACTCCCTCCTGCCGCGTTTTCGATGGTGACCGCCGCCCATTCTCCGTCAACCACCTGTAGGACTTTGCCGTTGTCGGAGGAGGTGACGGAGGGGAGGGCGCTGAACTCTTCGGAATATGGGAAAACGCTATTATCTTGGGACAGTGTGAAGCTCTCGACATAAGACCCATTAGTGTACTCAAACAGAATCGTGTTGACGTCTCCCGAGGAAACCACCTGTACGACAGGGTAGACCTGCTAACAAAAGTCAAGTAAAAATTTCGAGATTTCAATTTAGAAAAAAGGCAATACAACGCCAGACCGCTGAGCAATTCAAAATTGAAACGGCGGTCGGCCAGAAATGTGATCGGTATGAGATCAGGTTTGTGCCAGTGTGTTTAGATAAGTAGTTACTGAGGCATAGTAGATGCGCAGGAATTTGTTGGCGGAAGCCATCATATAAACCCGGTAAGGTTTTCCTTCAGAACGCTTTTTGTCCATGAATTTGTACACAGGCTCATCCTGAGGAGCATTTTGTAGATAAACGCCCATCACAAGGAACAAAGTCCTTCGCAAAGCAGCGGAACCACGCTTGGAAATACTGCGGCTGCGGATATCCATTTGGCCAGACTGGTAAGGAGGAGCGTCAATGCCGGCAAAAGCAACCAAAGCCTTCTTAGAGTGGAACCGGCGCACATCGCCAATTTCAGCCATAAGCTGTGGGCCGAGTATAGGGCCGATGCCGAACATTCCCATGACCACAGGATATTCGGGCAAAGAAGCGGCCAAAGACTGCATTTCCTGCTTGAGTGAGGCCAATGCGGCAGAGGTTGCCTGGAGCTGTACAATTGTTTGTTGTACTAAAAGCTTGGTTGTATCATTGGAAGGCATAACACCAATACAGCTGCATGCCTTAGTATGAAGTTCAAGCGCCTTCTCCTGGCTGAATTTGTACCCGTATTTTTTGCACCATTTCAAGTATTTAGCAGAAAATGATTTTAGAGTTAACCTTGAAATGCACTGACAATGCCAGAAGGCCGAGACGAAATCCACCCATTTTTCACTTCCATCAGCACGCGGAGGGCTACTGAACAAGCGATTGACCTCCGGGAATACGGCATCTAGCAAGGAAATTAGATTATTTTTTAACATAGTATGCACCTTGGAATATTGCTGGTACTGCCGATAGCAGTTCTTCAGAAGCAGACGAGTATTTGCCTCTGGAACATAGCGAGTCAAGGTAAGCCAGTGGTCAAGGCCATAATTAGCTAGTTTTACAGCATCCTTCTTGTCAGTTTTAGCCCGTCGCAAACTATTGTTCCCATAGTCATGCACTAAAAGTGCGTTCACCACGGAAACATAAAGGCCTGCATCTTGGAGCAACCATGCTACGGGCACATGGTAATTGCCTGTGGACTCCATTACCACACGAGTTTCGCCATCTAGACTTTTGAGACGCTTTGCTAACTCGCTCAGCTCACTGGTAGTGTGCCGTATTTCAAAGGGCGAAATCACCACCTCTCCAAAGGGGCGCATGACAGCGATCATGCTCTTGCCTTTAGAAACATCAATACCAACGCAGTTCATACACATTCCTCCTATGCGCAATGACTGTAATCGGAGTGCATCTTCTCTCATTGCCGACTCAAACTATTACGTGACGCGAGCTCCACGATTTTTCGTTAGGCTCAACCTGCTAAATCGAATGCTACAATAAGAGGATGACCAACAGTCTACCCTGCGGGCATAAGTGCCCAAGTGTCAAGTGGTTAGCCGATTACTCCTCTTATTGTAGCTTAGGAATGAGAAGGAAAAGAAGCCGGACTGGCTGTCCGGCTTCCTCGTCCAAATGTATTGTAATAGTATTGAGGGCCACATTTCCCGGTCACTGGTGTTCCTGCATTGATAGCAGCGGCTACCTCAGCGTAGGATTTGTCCGCAGAAATCCCTCCGTTACCTGCGCTGGTGAACGTAACGACAAGCTGTTCAGCTCCACCGCCGCCTTCCGGAATGTTGATGGTCTTAGCCGCGCTGCCGTCGTACTCCCCCGTCACCGCGCCGGTGAAGGTCAGCTTGTGGGGATTGGGCAGCGCCGTGGGCACAGTCGGGATGGTGGGCGTTCCGGTGATCTCGCCGTAGGCGTGGGTGTGGCCTATGGGTGCCCTTCCAAGCAGTGCATAGTAAACGGTCTTGTTCTGCACAGGATTCTCTGAGAACCCGGACAGCGCACTGTCCACGGTAATGCCATCCCCCGTGGCGGAGAGGGTCCCATCCGCCTCCACGCTCAGGCCCGGGCCCACCTTGATTCCGCCCAGTGTGTCTGCCGTCGCCGCCGGGAGGGTGTATGCCCCGCCTCCACCCCCGGTATCCAGCACCCCGCCGAAGCGCACCACGGCGGGGATGTCCACGGCGGGCTTGTCTCCGTCGGCCACCAGCGTGACCGAGCCGTCCGCCTGGGCTGTGACCGCGATCAGGGCCGCCCGGTAGGCCGCCCGCTGGGCCGCTGTGGCGCTGTTGGCCGGTCCGATGTCGCCGTAGCTGTTGGCCAGCAGCCCCGCCACCGCCACGGTCTGGGCG